GAGCGCGGCGGGAGGAGCCGCCACCAGCGGACACCGCTATTGGCGGATTAACATTACGCAGGCACAGGTGCCGACGGCTGCCATCATGCTTTGCGAAATGGCGTTTCGCGCCGCCATCGGCGGTCCAAACCTTTGTTCCGGCGGTACGGCGATCGCATCCGCCACCACCTACAACGCCCCGGCTTCGGCGGCCGATGGCAATTTTGCCACCTACTGGGGCCACAGCGCTCCGGTCTGGTGGGGTTACGACTTTGGTGCCCCCCCGTTCCCAAACATCGTTGAGATGGCCATTTCGGTTCGTTACGGGCCTAACTCGCCTGTCGAGTTCTCGCTCGACGGATCGGATGACGCGATCACGTGGACCACGGTCAAATCGTTTACTACCCCGTCAAATTGGAGCACGGCTGAGACGCGGGTGTTTTCATGAGGCTAACAACATGAGCGGTAGCGACAGCATCACCCCCGGCTACGGCCTGACCCTGCCGGCCATCGGTGGCTCGCAGGACAGTTGGGGAAACAAAACCAACGCGAACTGGCAAAAGGTCGATGGTTTGCTGGGGGCATTGCTGCCCAAAACCGGCGGCGTCATCAGCGGAAGCCTCGATGTCGCCGGGCACCTCGGCGCGGGCGGCGATATCGGCTGTCAGGGGACCGTTGTGACCAACCATATCCTCTGCAACAACGAAGTCCAGACGAGTGGCTTCATGGGTTGTGGCGGCAACTTCGGCTGCGGGGGGCAGGCGTCTATCCAGACCAACCTGACGTTGAACACCGGGAACGGGTTCAAGCCGGGCGGTGGTTCCTGGGCGGCGACATCCGATGAGCGAGCCAAACGCGACATTCAACCCTACGCCGCCGGGCTCGCTGAGATCACCGCGTTGGCGCCGATCAGTTTCAGCTACAACGGCGATGGCGGCACCGTCGCGGATGGCGTGACCTACCACGGCCTGTCAGCGCAACGCACCCAGGCCATCATGCCAGAACTGGTGTTTCGACAGGACAACGGTTATCTCGCGACGCAACTCGGCCCCCTGACGCTGGCCCTGGTGAACGCGTGCCGGGAACTCGCTGGCCGCGTCAGGGCACTGGAGGCGGCGTGCCCCGGATAACCGTCTCGCCCCCGGCCGGCATCGTCCGTCAGTCAACCTCCGAGGCGACGCCTGGAAAATGGTGGGACAGCAACAACATCCGCTGGCGCGGCGGCGCCATCGTGCCGATCGGCGGTAACGCGAAACTGAGCGGCAGCGACGTCTCCGATCCGCCGCGTGATGTCGTCACCTGGCATGATAACACCTACCAACGCTGGGCCGCGTTCGGCACCGATACCCACCTCTACGCCTATCTGTTCGACACCGGAACTCTTCACGACATCACGCCGACCGGGGCGCCGCCCACTCTGCCGTCTGGCTTTCCCTCCGGCTACGGCCTCGGTGACTACGGCTTCGGCGTCTATGGCATATCGAGTGGAAGCGGCGGCCCGATAGGACCGCCCGGCATTCTCGGCAATGCCACTGACTGGTGGTCGATGGACACGTTCGGCGAGTTGCTGGTCGTGGTGCCCACCCAGGATGGCCATCTCTATGTCTGGGATCCGAAAACCCCGACCGTCCACGCCACGCAGGTGCTCAACGCGCCCACCAACAATCGCGGCGTGATCGTGACCGACCAACGTCAGGTGGTGCTGTATGGCGCGGGCGGCGATCCACGCAAAATCGCGTGGTCCGATCAAGAGAACATGACGGTCTGGACGGCGAATGTCACCAATCTGGCGGGTGAGAAACAACTGGTGACCTCGGCCGCCGCGCTGACAGCGGTGAAGGTGAGCGCCGGGATTTTGTTGTTCACCACCAACGATGTGCATTTGATGCAGTATGTCGGCGCCCCATACGCCTATGGCATCACTCAGATCGGCACCGGCTGCGGACCGATCTCGCCGCGCGCGGTGGCCGGCGCCGGTTCGTTCGTCGCCTGGATGTCCAATCAGAACTTCTGGTCCTACAATGGCAACGTCCAACCGCTGCAGTGCGACGTGAAGAACTGGTTCTTCTCGGTGCTGAAAGCCGGCGGCGCGGGCCGGTTGTTCGGCTCCGCCAATCCAAGGTTCGCCGAGATGTGGTGGGACTGGCCCGACGAAAACTCGACCGACGGTGAAAACAACCGCTACATCGCGATGAATTACACAACCCAGCCCGGCTACTGGCTGCTCGGCAAGCGCGCGCGCACGGCGGGCGATCGGATCGGCACGCTCGACTTTCCCGTGCTGGGCGGCGCCTCCACCTCGGGGGGCGCGCTCTATCAGCACGAATCCGGGTACACCGATGATGGCGCCCCGCGCGCCTCCGCTGGCGAGGTCTTTCTGGAAACTGGCGCGCTCAATGGTGGTGAGGGGAATAATCGGTTTCATGTGAAACAGGTGGTTTTCGACGCCACCGCCAATCCGACGTTGCCGGCGCCGTTCGGCTTCCGCTTCTTCGCCCGCGAGGAGCCGTGGGACAGCGTTGAAACCGACACCGGTCTTTACACCGAAGTTCACAACGGTCTGATGGATACACGTTTCTCCGGCCGCTCGGTGCGCATGCGGCTCGAAGCGATACTTGACGGGCCGTTCACCGTCGGCCGTCCGCGTCTTCAGATGCGCCAGGGAGGATCTCGCTGATGGCCGCGACACTCAGGCATCCGCCGGCGCCGTTCGTCGCCCCGGTCAGCGGCGACATCAATCAGCGCCTGCAACAGCTCGCCGACGCGATCAACGCGAAGCAGTCAGCGACATCGCCGCCGACATGGCCGTTCATCGGCCTGCGGTCGCCGGACGGAACGACATGGAAGGTCAGCATCGACAACGCCGGCATGATCGCCACCGAAGCGGTGCCCAGGCCATGAGCGGATTGTCTTCCGAAGAGAAGCGCGCGCGGTTTCAGAAGGCGCTGGACCGTGGCGGGAATACGCACACCATCAATGATGTTGTCGCCATGGTGAATACCGGACATGCCATGTTCTGGGAGAAGGGCGACGGTGTCGTGGTCACTGAACTCGTGACATTCCCTCGCCTGAAGGTCGTGCGCTACTGGCTCGTGGCCGGCGCGCTGGACGACGTGCTGGCGCTTCAGAACGACATAGATACCTGGGCGCGGTTCAACGGCTGTCAGATGGCTACCGCCACCGGACGCAAGGGATGGGGCCGCGCGGCGGCTTCGTCCGGGTGGAAGCCGGATCTGATCACGTTTTACAAGGATCTGCTGCCATGATGTGGACGCCCGGCGGCCAGCCCGACCACCTGTCGTTCATGGGTTGTTACAAATCCAAGGGCGGCTCACAAACCACGACCTCCAGTCAGGATACCAGTTCCAGCACCCGGTTGCCTGACTGGTTGACCAATGCCGCGCATGAAGCGACGGATCGCGCCGTCGCGTTGAGCAATCAAACGCCAACGCCTTATTACACGGGCGAACAGGTGGCCGGTCAGTCGCCCGACACACTCGCCGCCTATCAGGCGGTGCGAAACCTGCAGGGCTCCGCCGATCCGGCGTTCGGCACGGCGGCGAACGCCTGGGGCGGCCTGATTGGACAGGCCAACCCGATCACCGCTGATGATATCAATGCCTTATCATCGTCGCTCTACGGCAATTACAACAACAACGCCGGCGGCCAGGCACAGAACTATTTCGGCGACGCGCAGGGGCGGTCGCAGAACTATTTCGGCTCGGCATTGGGGCAGACCCAGGGCCTGCTCGGCTCGTATCTGGCCAACGCCGGCCCGGCCACGGCCCAACAGGTCGGCGCCAACGCCACCGCGCTGATGTCGCCTTACACCGCGCAGGTGATCGACCCGGCGTATCAGGCGGGCCAGCAACAACTGGCGCTGGCCAAACAAGGCATCGCCGGAAACGCCAATCAGGTCGGTGCGTTCGGTGGTTCGCGACAGGGCGTGCAAGAAGGTGTCGCCGACGCGCAGACCGCGCTGGGAACGCAACAGTTCATCGGCAACATGCTCAACAGCGGGTGGAACAGCGCGCTCACACCGGCTTACAATCTGGCCAACAACGCCTCCCAGCAGGGCTACAACGCCGGTGCGCTACTAGGCCAGCAGGGTTACGGCGCGGCCGGGGCGCTGGCCCAGCAGGGCTATGGGGCGGCGGGACAACTGGCCGGGTTGGGTGCTACCGCCTACGGCCAGGGCCTCGGCGCGGGGCAGGGCGTGGCCAACCAGAACCTCCAATCAGGGTTGCTCGCGGCGCAGCAGCTACCGGGGCAGGCGGTCACCCAGGCCAACCTCGACCAGCAACAGGCTGGCGCGCTGCAGGCGGCGGGCACCGGGCAGCAAAATTACCAGCAGCAACTGATCGACGAGGCGATGGGCAACTGGCAGGCGCAGCAACAGCAGCCGTATCAGAACCTCGATGTGCTGCTCTCCGCCGTGGGCGCGGTGCCCTACGGCACGACGTCCACGGGAACGGGCAGCAGCAGCACGACGCAGAAGACCGATCCAGGCCTGCTCAACACCATCGGCGCCTATGTCGGCTTCGCGTCCAAGCTCGGCAGCACGGCAGCAAGCATAGCGAAATCGGGATGAGGGTTGAGTGATGGTGCAAATCTCATCGGACGCATCCAATCCCGCCACATATGGCGACACGTCGGGGTTCAACAGCGCGAACAGTCCCGGTCTTAACTGGCTGGCGGCGGCGAAGGCATTCGGCGCGGGCAGTGGCAGCAGCGACGGCCAACCGGTCCCCGGCACGGTGCCCACGCTCGCGCCACAAAACGCGCCGATCCCCAACTCGCCGGTCGGCCGGCCGGGCCAGCCGATCAACCTCCTTGAACTGATACGTCTGCTCACCCAGCGTCAGCAGATGTATCAGCAAGCGGCGACCGGACCCGCCGTGGCCGGAGGAGCGCCACAAATGCCGTCACGACCGCCTGGACCTGGGCTGTTGGGATTGTAGGGGGACGCCATGGCCGATGATCAGACGACCGCTGCTCCCTCCCTCGACCTCTCGGCGCTCACGCCGGAGATGATCAATGGGCTGTTGGCGCGT